CGCTACTTCCTAATTCATATCCTAAATTATTATTTAAAGCCGTTAAATTGCTATTTATCCGCTTAGCTACCAGAGCATCAACCAGAAACCCCGGTTCTGTTACAAGCTCCAAATCATCCACCGAAACAATCTTATCTGTTATCTGTTCCGATGATGTTTCAAAGTGTATAGTGTCAAAATCAGTACCATTATCCACCTTAAATTTACTCTTTTTTATTGCTCCCATATTAGTATTACCTCCGTTAAATCTGTAACCACACTTGGCCTACCACATGAGTAGTAGGCGGTTCTGTGGATACTGTTATTTTAGTTCCATTACTGCTTGTAATTTTTGAATCTATTTCATTTTTTGTGTAAGTTCCAATCTCTGCGGGCGTAGGCTTATTACCTTTATGGTACACGTCATATCCATTAACCTTAAGATACTTAAAAAGACCTTTCATAATACCTCCTATCCAGTAACCGTCACCCGGTATTGATTCGCCGAAGGAGCTACAGCAAAAAGCAGTTTGATTGCGGATGTACTTGTTATCTGTACATCGCAAAGAACCATTTCATATGGCGATGCTTTCTCCCGAAGCATGACAGTCACATCCTGCGTACCAAGATTATGCGTGACCGTAAATTCCGTGGCCGTACCATTCCCAATATCGGCGCTGTATTTCTTTGTCCTAGCGTTCCATGTAGTACGTTCCGCCGCCGTGATATGTTTTGTCGTATCAGCGAGATGCGTAATTAGGTCTGCTACAGCTTTAGCAAGCTTACCAAATGCCGCCGATAGTTTCTCTCCGGATGTCAACGCAGAAAGTGTTGTCGTAGCTGTATACGTCGGTGTCTGGTCGTTCGTAGCCACATTCGGGACGTTGCCTAGACCTACGTTTGTTTTTGTCACTCCATGTGGATTCCCGGATTTGAGCTGACTATGGTCATAAGCTATTTTGCCTCTATCACCGCGGTATGCTGTAGAGCTTGTCTCTCCTAACGCAATAGTATCCGAAATGACTACATAAGCACTACCAGACCATCGATAGACCTTATTGGTGGAAAGGTCCGTATAAATTTTTCCAGCTTCTGCACTGATTTCTGTCGTGTGCGCAGACTCTTTATAAAATTTTCCTCCGCTCAAATATCCTTCTATAACATCATCGACAAAACTAGGCAACTGAGACGCTGGTACTTTTCCCGCAGCATCCAATTCAGCTACGCCCCCTGTAGCACCTTTCTGCGAAGTCGCTATATATGGATGACTATGGTTTGCTTTATCATAAGCTTTCTTCACCGCGTTCGCAGTTGCCGCCTGCGCTACCGATGTACTGTTAATATTATCATTTAGTTGTACAATTCCTGTCTGTCCAGTAGTGCCAGCCGGAAGGCTTTGCCATGTATTATCATTTCTCAAGAACTTTCGTGCATCTGCTGTTTGTACGGCAGGTACGTGATTCCCGTGGTTCGATGCCGCTTTCCCATTTAACTGTGTTTGTATATCTGATGTCACGCCAGCTATACAATCCATCTCTGCCGCTGACACTTTCGCCAATTTTGCGAAGTCTTCCTTACTCAACAATCCGTTCGCGCTTGCTGTTGCGAGGGAATACGTCGTATTACTGTCATAGCTATAGACCAGATGCCATGCTCCAGTACTAACCTGCGTCGTGTCATACAAGAGTTGTATGACTGCATTTGCCGGCGCGCGGCTAGCTGGTATTGCTGCTCCCTTATAATAGATTGGCTTTGCACCGAGACCATTGACATTGAGTGTCGCATTTGCGGCATTTGCGGCGTTGAACATCAAAATAATCATCGTTCCTGACACCAGTGCGGCCCCCGGAACAGATGCCTTATACGCGCTCGTTGTCCCAGTTGTAACCGCAAATGCGGCAATCCGTTTATAGAGATTATCAACTCTTGTCTTATCTGTGTTGCTCATCAAGCCAGCGGCGCTTCCCGTCGCATTTGGTATTGGGTCAGCCCCTCCGGCTATATGTTCTGCGCCGTGCACCGGATACGGTTCTATATTAATTAACTGCATATACTCCGCAAGTATAACATCGCCTGCATTTACCCCGCTTTTCAAAGTAAACACCGTACTTGAAGTTTCTACGAAGATTCCAGAGCTTTGTTTTACGCCATTTATAAACACAGAAAGCCCGCCGTGTCCCGGCTGGTAATATCCGCTTGTAAGCGTGAATGTTTTTTGTCCCTCTGTAGCCACGAACCGCTGTTGTTTGATAAGACAGCTCGATGGGTTGTTATTTGCGCTCAACACTCCCCCTGTCATGGACAGATTCTCTCCGACCTTTATCCCGCCTAGTTGTGTGGAGGAAGCGACTGGAGGAGTGAAAGTAGATGGTTTGCCTGTAATGCTCCCCCACGCTATGGTATCCTGCCCCCCTACCTGCACCCATGCATTAGCCGCATTATCTAACCAGATTTTTTTCGTATCGGCTGCTATATACACTATTTTGCTTCCGGTTGCCGTACCCTTGTCTGCATCAGCGCCGATATTGATTTGCGCCGGCGTGAATCCTAATTTCTCAACAATCTTTGCTTTTGTGAGCTCATTCAATATTGTCGCCGAGGATTTATTCTCCACACTGCCAAGTCCTACCTGTGATTTAGTAACACCGTGGGGATTGCTCTTGTTGGCCAGATGCGCTATCAGGTCTGTAACCGCCTTTGCAATCTTCCCGAAGGCTGCTGAAAGCTTCTCTCCAGATGTCAGGGCGCTTAATGCTGTGGCCACTGTATACGTCGGTGTCTGGTCGTTCGTAGCCACGTTAGGTACATTCCCTAGGCCTACATCACCTTTCGTAGTTCCGTGTGGGTTTGTACCACTTCCCGGATGTGCATATACAACCACTTCCGAACCATTTATTTTTATATTCCCATTCGTCAAAGACTTTTCGACTTTTGTTGCCCCCGATGCAATTGCATCAAGTTTTTGTTTTAATGCGGTCGTGAATGTCTCACCTGTGTAGGAGTATAGTGCGTTCTTCCACACCCCGCCCGCAAACATATACATTGTTTTATCAATGGTATTAAAATAAAATTGTCCTTCGACCGGACTTTCGGGAGCCGCCGCAAGGTTCTGTAGTCTGGCGTTCTGCAGCTCATTTTTGTTCAAATCAATATTTTGTAAATTTTTCATCTATGCCTCCTAATTCAAGTACGCAAAGCCAGCGAAGCCGCCAATAAAAATAAGTTTCAGATTGTTCCTGTCTATATACACAACATCGCCCATGACCATAGTTCCAGCACTGTCTGTTACTGTAACGGAAGGAAATTTACCCAGATTGTGATTGATTTCCCATACTTCTGCAGGAACGGACCTTGTATAAATATACCGCGCATCTCCTGCGCCTCCACCGCCAAATCCCGCCCCACTGCTACTACCAGAAGAAAGCCCCTTTTCTGGCACCCCAAAGGTTGGAATGACACTGTAACCATCCCTGTCCATCGTTTCCTCAATTTCAACCACATAATCATTCAGCGTTAGGCCGCTCTCTTCATGGATAATGGTCACCATATCACCTAGCTGCCACTTTTTACCGTAATCGGCTGAATCAACCTCGGATTCAAAATTCTCTTCAAGCTTCATGTCCGCTAATTTTGCCGCACCGCGCTCCGGAAGTTCACTTGCATCTTCTACATCCCTTGCATCCACATACACCTCGCGCCGTCTCTCTCCGGAAAGCTCATCGCCAACGATATAAATAGCCCGGTCTGCTCCTTCTCCCTGCCCAGCAGTATATGCACAATTCTTTGTGTTGCTGTCATTAACTGTATAAGTGGTATTACTAAGATTATCGTATTCTTCCCGGAATACGACAGGCGGGCGTTCCTTCTGTTGTATTGTTCGGTCCGTACCTTCCAACACCTCGAATACATATCTCTTATTCCTTATATCCATCCTTACGGCCACACCAAGCATAGAATATTTTGACAGCTCCTCTAAGCAAGTGGTAAGCTCCGTATGACTCGACTGGTAGGCCATTTTTTCCCCACGCCCAAGGGATTCCACAGCCTCAAATCGCTCCAGTTTCCTCTTGCCGTTGACAGGAGTCACCGCATTTGTTTTTACGATATCTATCATGATATCCTCGACGGGCGCATTGTAGTATACATAGTCCTTCCCAGCGTCTGGAACCGTTATGCGGTTTTTTAAGAGCCACAACAATGTAAAGCCTTTAATCGTAACGCTCCCATCTGTATCTTCGAAAATATATTTGATGATTCCATTCTTATACTCATCACCATCAAACAGGACACGGTTGTCTTTTTTTATGTATGCCTCCATCCGGTCCAGATGGATTTCAAATTGACCGTAACTATGCCAGCGTTTTGTAAAAATGACAACGGCATCGTCTACCTCTTTGAGCATCCGAAAGTCTGGGCTGTAAAATCTTACTGCTCTTGTATCCATATGCTTCCCGTCACGCTCCCTTCGGGGTTATCCGGCTGTATAAAGATATTCCGCCAGCCTTTCCCTTGCTGTGCGTCGAACCACTTATCAAATTGTTTTTGAAATTCTGTTACCATAGCTTTGTATTCGGTAAGGTTCTTCGGCCGGATGGCTCCGCATACAGAACTATCAAAACGCTCATCCGTTACTTCAACGCTTCCATTCGGCCTTACGCTAATTTTTGCAAGGGATATTTCCCACACATTATCGCTTCTCTGTAGTTCGGGTGCTTTAGGATTGCTCCCTGCCGCACCCGCCTTAACCACTATCTCAACTGGCCCGGACAATCTGTTCACTCGCACAACAATACGGTCTATTCTTTCATAGTTTGCGTCTGGGACAATTGGCAATACCAAGTCTGAATCATTATAATCATAGAATCCCTTGATAATAGCGAAACCTTTCGATACCGTCACCGCATTAGTCCCTGCTGTTACCTTCAATGTCATTTCACCATTATCATCTATGCTGACCCCACTCTCGAAGAGGTTCTCAAAGTACCGGTTGAATTCATCCTGTCCGTACTCATAATCACCATTAAAAAATCCACATTCCTGCATCATGCCCTCCTATATTCCAAGATACCGTTCCCGGTAGTATATTTCTACACCTCGCGTCTTCTCCGGTTCACTATCACCGGAAAATTCAATCATGTTGTCGCCGGGATACAGCCAAAAAAATTTAGAAGAAAAATCCAAGTTATCCCATGCGTTTTCGCGCTCATTACCATTGACGATTTCGACGGTTTTCTGCCTGTACGCAGTGTTTATATACATCGTGTCATTACTCGTTAATGTCTTCATGATTTTTATGTGTTCTCCGGTCCGATGGTTCTTTATCATTGGATTTACCGCTGGCCCCCGAAAGTAAATTTCCACCGGCGTTTCCATATCTCCATCGATGTATATGTTCTTTTTCAATGGACCATATTGTTTCATCCTAAATGGGAGACTGAACTTCCATTTCCATCCTCCTACAAGTGTCATGATTTTTTGCCCAACAGTTACCGCAGATAATAATTCCGGGTTAACACATACAAGTTCTACAAGACAGGATAATGGTTCACAAATTGTTTTATTATTTATTTTAAACTTTTGGACCTCATATTCTATTTGTCTATCAATGCCCAATAATTTAATGGTAAGCAAACCGCTTGAATAAGGTGTGAAAAATCTGGTTAATCTACGCCGTTGTGCCGCAACCTCTTCAATTGATGTGATTGCCACATAATCAAATTCCACTGATATAAGACGCTTAAGCAATTTCTTTCTCTTTACTCTTGCCCCGATATGGTTGATATTATCTTCCGTTACTATTTCATAATCAGTAGATTCAATCCCATCATAGTCGATAACATCAAAGGAAGAGCCATCGATAACAAGCTCTTCCTTTCCATTGTCAAATGTAAAAATGATTTCATTGTTTTTTTCCAAACGCAATCTCCCTCCCGACTTTTTTCAACTCTCTAGCTGTCTCAATAGGTGATTTTACTGGCTGATAAATATTTATTACTTGCTGTACTGACTCATTGCGGCTTATTTCATCAGCCTGCTTGCGCTCTTTCATCAACTCTTTCGCTTCTATTTCTACTACGATTTTGTCAGCTACAATTTTATGCTGGTCCTCCACAACAGCGTATATCTGGGACATTATATCAGGTACGTCAATATCTTTTAATCTTTGTGAGATTTCATTGATATTGATAGCTTTTAATGTATTTTGGGACAGCTCTTCTGCCGCATCTGTGGCTGATTTTGATTCCTGCTTTATACCCAACCCAAATCCTTGTGAATACCATCGCCCAACTTTTTTCATTTCTTTTGATGGAGATGCTATACCAAGTACTCTCTTCGCAGAATCTAACGCTGATTTTGCCAATTCTGCCGCCTTAGATGCCGCACTTGATATCCAGCTACCAATCCCACGCACAAATCCAGAACCAAAGTTGGAACCCGTTGTATAACTATCCTTAGAACCTGCACCGTCATTTGCATTTTGCGCTAATTCCAGACCTGATTTATGCGAAGCACCAGATTTGCTACTAACTCCAGATGCATATCTGCCACCAAAGGAAGTACCTGTTGTGGATGGGTCTATTGAGCCTGCTCCACGTTTTGCTGCGTCCGCATTGCTTCGCCCAGCATTTTGCGAAGAACCCAACATACCAGATATTCCACTACTGAATAATCGTCCAAAAATGCCACCAGTATTTACCGGATTCACAGAACCAGCTCCAGCATTTGCCGCATCTGCATTAGCCTTTCCGGACGCTTTTGAATTTCCTGCCTGCGATGCAGCCCCAATACCAAAGAACTGCATTATACGTGAGCCAATTCCTTGTGCCTCTGACTCACCGCCGCTTGATTTGAGTCCGTTCAAGAAATCAGTAACAAGTCCGACTCCCTTTTGAATTAGGCCCTCTTTTCCCTCTTCTACACCTTCTACCGCACCGGGTACGACTTGACTGAATATATCATGTACGGCCCTTGATGGAGAATGGACTTGCAATACCGCAGCTAGCGCATCCAAATATGAGCATCCGAGTTCATCTGCCTTTGCAGCAACTTCACCACCAAACTCAGAGCCTTCTATAGCACCTTGTACAGCCTGTTCAAACTTTTTCCGAGTCCCTTCATCTACGCCCTTCAATCCTTCGAGGAAACTTGTTACAGCGGCCCGCGACTCATTATTCAGCGAGCCAGATAACGCTGCCAGTTGTCCGAGCATGGCCGGGTCTATGTCTTTTGCAACAGCAGCCGCTCCTCCGGGTAGTTTTGCAAGCTCTGCTAGGCTCATTGCTGACATATTAGCAAATTCGGTTACGGCGCTGTCTGTTGCCGCTATGGTTCCATTCTTAATTGCGTCACCAAGAAGGACCATATTTTCTCCTGCTTTAACAGCTTGATTTTTTAATTCTTGGTCTGTTGCTTGGCCATGTGTTTTAAATCCTGTCTGGATAGCCATTAGGGCATCTTGTATAGCAACAGAATCTCCCGAAATTATAGCCGCGCTAAGTCCCTCATAAGCTTGAATTGTACTATTATAATGTTCGTAGCTATCACTTGCTTCCTGCAGGGCTTTTTGTTCTTCTTCGTAGGCTTCTTTTGCTTTTTCCACAGCATAGGCGGCGCCAGTTTGGAGCGCGGCAGTAACATCAGAGACTTGACCATATTTCTCTTCTTCTTCTCTCGCCTTTGCATTTGCTATTCCCAATTGAGTCTGTTTCTCAGCTAATTTGCTCGAGGCTTCTGCCGATGCTTCCTGACTGGAAAGCAGGTCCTTTAATGCATTGCTCCTGTTCTTTATTGCTTCATTATAGCTTGCCTCATAAGCACTTAATATAGCTTCTGCCTTTTTCTTTTCAATCGCCTTATCAATTGCCCCGGCTAATTCTTCGTACCCTTGAATTTGTCCATCAACAAGCTCTATCTCAATACCCAGCGCCTCTGCCAGCGTAGAAGTGATAAATGCAGCTCGCGCTTCATATCCTTCTTTTACTCGACCATTCTCATCAACGATTCCCCTAAGTTCATCTGCTAACTCCTGAGTATGCGCTGATTCAGCCAAAACGCCAGATACAGCCTCGTCACGCGCCTCTTTTGCTTCTCTGACAGCTTTTGTAGTTTCTTCAACTCGTTCACGCAGTTCTTCCTGTTCTTTCGCGTGTTTGTCCGTTTTCTCGGCACTTGAATCCGTGATTAGTGCATAAGCCCCAAGACCTGCAGCAAGCGCGGCAACTGCCGTCACTACAATGCCTATAGGATTTGAACTCATTGCTATATTCAACGAAGTTTGTGCTTTTGTCCACAATCCGGTAAGTGCGGTTGTAACTCCTATCTGCCCATTATATAGTGCCATTAAAGTCTGTCTTATCGTAAGTCCGCCATTTATTGCAACTGTCTGTAGTGCATTAGCTTTTTCCATGCGGTTCAAAATCGTAGTCGCTGCGGCATTAGCTTTCGTAGCAGTTGTAACTGCCTTTGTTATTGAATTATAAGATTTTAATGCCACCACACCAGTAGTAACCAATGGCACTGCAACATCCATATTTTTTGTGAAGAGTTCAATCGCTTTTACAACTGCAGGAAATGTTACCTTTGCAAGATTGCCACCTATATTTACAATGTTTTTTACTGGAGTAACTAAATTACCAACTGTTTCATTAGACTCAGAGACTTTATCGGAAAAATCATTAAAAATGTCTCCCGCTTCTTCTACCACTGATTTTATTCCGCCTGACTCAAAGGCTTCTTGTAATCTCCCCACACCATCTATGCCCGCATCCACCGCAACTTTGAGCGGCTCCCGCATATTGTCATATATTGAAATTCCAAAATCAGCAATATTGTTCTTAAATATCTGTATACGGCTCTCTAAAGTTTCGTATCTTTGCTCAGCTTCTTTTGTTAGCGCATTATTATCATCCCATGCTTGTGTAGCAATATCCAAACTCTTCGAAAGTACGTCACCAGCTCCGGACAGTCTTAATAATGCATCTCTCTGCCTTATCTCTGTAATGCCCATTTCGTCCAGTGTAGCAATGGCGCTTTTACCGCTTTCGTCCATGTTTGCCAGACCGGTTATGAACGATACTAACGCTTGAGCTGCGTCTTGCTGAAAAGCAGTTTTAAACTCTTCCCCGGTCATTCCCGCAACTGAGGCAAATTCTTCTAATGACTCCCCTCCAGTTTCTACTGCCAATTGCATTTTTGCCATTACCGTGGATACTGCAGAACCACCGGCATCTGCTGATATGCCCACCGAAGAAATTGCTCCGGAAAGTCCAAGGATTTTCGCTTCGCTCATGCCGACTTGTTTCCCTGCTCCAGCAAGCCTCAAACCCATTTCCACAACTTCCGACTCTGTAGTTGCCAAATTGTTCCCTAAATCAACTACTACTGAGCCTAAATTCTCGAAGCACTCTTGGGGCATTTGTGTAATATTTGCTAATCTGGCAAGAGAAGTAGCCGCTTCCGTCGCACTCATATTTGTTGCCACGCCGAGGTCTGACATCGTACGTGTGAACCCCATTATATTCTCATTTTTTATGCCAAGCTGGCCGGCCGCCTCTGCTACGTTAGCAATAGAAGAAGCTGTCTGAGGAATGTCTTTAGCCATATCCCTTATGCCCTGCCGCATTATGCCGAGTTCTTCATCTGTAGCGTTAACTGTTTTTTTTACGCCTGCAAATGCACTTTCAAATTCAATACCAGTTTTTACAGCATATACGGCCGTAGCAGTTAACGCTGTGGTAAATGCTGCGCCAGCCGCGGCGGCAGCAATCTTTACACCAGTGAGCCCTTTTCTAGCTGTCCCCTCAAACTTTGCCATTGCTTTTTCAGTCTTGGCATTGTCCAGTTCCGTTGTGATTTTTATACTTCCATCACTTGCCATTTTGCGTCGCTCTCCTATCTGTGACGCAAAAAAGGCACCGCATTTCGCTGTGCCTTAATTGCTTACTATGAGGGCGGCAGGAGCTTAATCTGCCATTCCTTTACCCTCTACTATTTCTTCATGCCTATTTTGTACATAGTCCTTCCATCGCTGATTTCGCATATCAAGTGTTACTTTTTTGCTCTCATCCGCTTCGGACTTAATCTTATATAGGTTTTTCATATCGTTAATGAAGGCCCTGCGTTCCTTCGAAAGTCCCGATGTACTTACAGTACGGTAGTACATTATTTTACTCATCTTCGTATCTTCGCCAAGAGACTCAAACAACGCCATGAATTTCCACCAGTGCATCTTTTCTTGAGTAAGGTCGATACCATATTGCTCCTTGAATGATGCATAAATATAAGCAGCATCCTGAGAAAGCGCATATGGTGCATTTGATGATTCTTTTCTATGATATCTTTTTTTATTATCGGTATTCGTTTCTGGTATATTCCCACAATGATAGAACCATAATATCCGTTCTATGGCTTCCTTAATATTAGCGGGTATATTGGGATAATATAGCTCAAGCATATGAATCAAGATTTCTTCATTAGTTTTGCCGCTCCTTAATACCTTGTCAAATAAAATACCAACGGTAAAATCACTTCTTATCGGGTAATCTATACCACAAACAGATACCGACTCCGGAAGACCGCCCGTTATAATGTCGAATACCATTATTCGCCTATCACTTTTAATTTCTGATTAATTTTTGCAGTTCTTTTTTTGATAATAGGCGCTACTTGTTCCGGATATAACGAAGCCATTTCATCAAGAGCTTCAAGACATGTCAGAAAATCCACCTCACTGCCAAATACTTTTTCCGCGCTTCCTTCTCCAAATATATCATCAACATAGTCTATGATGGCACTACACTGCTCCTTAATTGCTATGCTTCCAGTCATTTCGGAGCTTGCAGCCTTGATTCTTTTTACGGTCTCATCAAACTTTGTTTCAAATTTTTGTACTACCTTTGGATTCAATAAATCTGCTTGCAACGCTACTCCTAACAATTTGACTTCCACCATTTTCATCTTGTTCATCCTCCATTTCTCGCTCTAATACCTTAATATTCTCTTGAACCGGTGTATTTCACTTTGATGTTGGTGCAACAGGTGTAAATGTATATTCTGCCGGATTTACACCAATCTTCTTGAATTCAATGTCAATTGCAGAAGACTCCCCTGCATTACCAGAACCATCAGAATTTACGATAATAGAACACTGCCCCTTTTCACCTTTGCCATTCAAAATATTAAAATACACATAGTTTGTTACGACTCCGTTTCCTGTACCATATTTCATAGCATGTGACAAACAGAAGTCTTGTGCTTCATCGCCTGCATACCTATCTCCAGTAACTGCGAAAGAACGTTGCGTCCCTGTTTTCATTGTGTTCTGACCTGCGCGAATATACTGTTTATCCTGTGTTACTGGATTGAGCTGCGCATCAAGACCGGCAATTCCCATTTCTACTACAGCATAATTAGATTCAGTCGTCGGTGTTGATGCGTTGGGCTCTAAATCAATTGCAAATACATAATCATCATTTGTCACCCAGCCCTCATATTCAGGTTTAATTGCATAGCCTTTCATAAGTTCATTTAATTTCATATAATTATTTCTCCTTTTCAAAATAGATAACACGGCACTGGACCATATACTGTGCCAAATTGTTCTCAAGGTCTACTGTTGCAAGATTCGGCATATTCTGGAGCGACTCTATCTTTCTCATCTTACAGTTCGTTCCAAAATCCGGATAATTTTCACTTCTATTTTGTTCGTCTATCCAGTCAATCATCCTTTGTGCCATATTCATCGCTTCTATATTTGTGGAATCTGTATCTGGTGAATAATACCATGTAAATACGACTGAAAAACCATATTCTTTATCAGCGGCCCTTATATATTTCTTTATGGTTTTTCCAGAATAGTCCGTCAAGAATGATAAACTGCCGGGGGAATTATTAGCAAAGTTAAATACGGTGAGCCCACCCGTCAGCTCTCCAATGATAGGTTTTATGTATTCTATCATCGCTTCATGCTTTGTCATATTACCTCCCTCTAACAAATCTCTGTACAGAATCTGTAAACTCTTCTATTCTTGCTGTTTTCATGGCTTTGTCCCAATGTGATGTAGCAAATGCATGTCGGGATTTATCATAATTTAGCGGGCGGCCCGTCTCGACTTTACTTTCTCCATATCTCGCCCAAGGACTTCCAGTTATCCTTGACACCATTAAGATTCCATTAAACTGATATCTCGCATGTGGTGACAAGTAATGAACAATCCCTTCGTTTCCTTGCACATATGTTCTTACATTGCGTGACAATATCATATTTCTGGCTGGAACATATGGCTCCATCAGCCTTCTTGCTTCATTAGCCATAAACAATAGAGTTGACCCCTTTCCGGTAGCTTCTTCTGCAATCTGCTTTACTTCTTTTTTCCACTTCATTTCTATTTTCATGCAACTACCCTCCAAGCCTATAATGTTTTCCGGCAATCGCTTTTGTATTATCCGAAATGGCTGTTATCCGGAACGATTCTGGTTTATACTTATTGAGTAATTGTGCCGATGAGATTGCATGATTTGCGCCGATTTCATCTTTACATTCGCCATGTATTACAATATCATCTGGTTTAAGAGTAAAGAATTGTTCTCTATCTTGTTCGTCAAGAAGTATCCACTGATGATAGGGTCTGTAATTATTGCTTGATGGAATCCTAACAGTATATACATTTGTCATTTGTAAGCCTTTTCCAGATTCTACCCTATCAATCAAAGATTTATAATAACAATTATGTATGACTTTCCTATACCATACATCAGTCTTTTTCGCATTATCAGACGCACGCAAACAATTATATAACGTAATTGTATGTGTATAATTTGGATTCATTATCATACCCCTGCATACATCAAGCCAGTAAGCGAAAGATGTCTATATATAATCTTATAAATCTCTTTCTCTAATGCGCTTTCTGTGAGTTCGCTCACTAGATACGTTCCTGACTCTCCGTCATTACTATAGCTTTGTAAGATTTTACCACTTTCGTCCTTGGTTGATTCGTGTTGATACAATTTATTTGCCACTTCGCAACAGCACATCTGTACACAATATGGAATGTCTGATAGCAAATCAATCCTCCCAAACGTAAGGTGTCTGATTTCGGAAGAGGCCCGATTACTCCAATACTCGAAATCCTCTTCCGGAATCTTCTTTGTTTTTCCAGCATACTTTGTATAGTATTCATATGATGCATATGTAACCATGCTTGCCACCTCCTTAACTACGCCACTTCAAGTATAGCGCTACCAACTCCGACACATTTGTTCATTGAGTCAACTTCTACAATAACAATTTTCATTCCGGAAGTTGCTTCAATATCCGATACTCCGTCCCACGTTTTGTATCCGGTCGTACATGTTACACCTAATTTAGGCATAGTCGGGTTTGCGGCTATTTTATATTTGTAGCTATTTCCGCTTGTTAAAATTGGGACTACTGTTATCTTCGTAGTCCCGCTCGTGCTACCCGCCACTGAGGTAACATTCAGATTAACTAAGCTCCCTGTTTTTTTACAACCGCATAATTTTTATCGCCAAGCCGATAACCTGTACAGATTTCGATTTGTGCTAATGAGCCGTTGAAATTCTCAGAATCCTTAAGCCTTGCCATAGCCAGCAAATCTACAATATGGAGACCTCTCCAGTCATACATGATGTACTCTACCTTGGAAAGGTCTTCTGTTTGTAATGTCCCGGTGAAATCATAATACTTCGCCTCCGAAGTAAGGTCGAGCATATTACATTCTACCCACAACATTCCGAGATAATATCCCATCTGGCCCGTTCTTACAATCTCATCATTAGTAACCGGCGTGAATTTGTCACCTGCAATTTCAAGCATCGTGCTGTATGTCTCCACAGATGCCATTACCACATTTGCAGAAGCTTTCTGTTTTCTAATGCTCTTCCTACCTGCAATGATTTTGCTTATAATGTTAGATGCTGTAATTGCTTCGGTATCTGACAATGTTGTACCTTCGCGTGCAAGGCAGGCAAGCCCGGACATCTGCCATCCCTCACGGCACACCTGCACTGACTGCGATAGATGTGCATCTGCCATATCATAAGGAACCGCCTCTGCCTGCACATTGTATATTTTTGTAGATTCCTGCTGCAGATTGTTTAACAGCAATGGAATGAGTTCGTTATCTCCTTTTTCATGGTCAAAGTCTGACCCCGGTGCTTTGGGCCCATTTGCCGACTTTGCCGCAAGTCGGAATATTTTTACCGCCCCGGCGCTTTCCGCATCTCCCTGATACTGGTCGCTGTAAGTAAGTCCCGGCTGAAACACCGAGTCAAAATAAAGGTTAGGTGCAACAATGCTGCTGTATTTTTCGTTTACATTATATCCGCCATATTCCATAGTCTATTCTCCTTCTACTGTTTGTAATATTTGTTCTTTCCATATTTGGCCTCAAGAAACGCTTCCTGTTCAGACTTCGTTTGAGGCTTGTGTGTGTTACGGGTGCCGCGCACGAAAGTTTTTTTATGCTCCGGTTCATCCTGTTCAAATTCATCGGGGTACTTTTCTTTCATTGTCTTCATGTAATCTTCTGCCCCAACAAAAGCGCCATCCTTGAATTCGAAATCCTGCGACATGAATTCTCCCAGTATTGCTTTTCTCGATAATGGCGACTTGATTCTTTGGCCATCAATGAATTTCTCAGCAGCGAACTGCTTTTGCTGTGTTTCAATCTTGGATTGAAGGGCATTAGTATCCGCTTCATACTTATCTTTCCATTCTTCAACAGATTTTCTAATCCCATCTATGTCCAATTTCTCATATGAACCGATAGTTTCTGTCGCTTCCGTGAGCTGACCTTTCAGGCCGTCTCTTTCTGTCTGCATGTCCATATACTTAGCTTTACTTACATAGTTTCCGCTATTGATATTGTCGATTTTAATCTGTTTCCCTTCCCCTGCGGATTCATTGTAAGCGTTCACTTTTTCGGCGAACTGACCATACATTTCCTCGCCTAATACTTCTTTTAAAAAATCCATGCTTTTCCTTTCTTGGCCTATCTGTTTTTATCTGCGGTGTCTCCGCCGGCCGTGGCAGTTTATCTCTCATGCCACAGGAGTATTCCCCATCAGTTTATCTGTCTTAAGGGTTTTTCGGACAAAATAAAACACACAAGGGATTTCTTGTGTGCAATAAACTTTTTGCTATGCGACTCTTCCAAGTCCATCCATATAAATACGTTCTTTTTGTTGGGGTAGATTTAGCACATTTGAAAAATCTACATATTTATTCATCGTATCGCGATATCTTATTTGACATGCCATTATATCAAAGTCATTCCCTTGCCCTTCTTTTAACAATGCTATATCCTGACGTTGCTTACGCATAAGCAGCTCCAAATCCCGTTGTCTTTGTAGGGCAGTATAAGTTGTATACTCTTGCCCCTTATAATACTTTATAGTATTTTCGTCTGCTATCATTTTATCTAACTGCGAATCCGTATAATTTCGAGTGGATATGCCTTTGACAAACGGAGTATACGAGTGATAACAATTCGCTCCACATAAACCTGTTACATCCCCAAGAAGACAAATACTTTTCAATTCTTGATAGCTATATACGCGCCCCTGCCATGTTTGATGTGATGGTCTGGCCCCAATGTGATAAGACACCTCATAATCGTCAGTTCCTAGTTCCCTTGCGGCTTGTTCATTCATAAAACTATTGATTTGGTTGAATCCAGTCATTAGTGCAGCTCTGGTAGCCGATTCAATACGGTATCTTCTCCCGGAAGCATATGCGACAGTCCTCATACCCCCTCTCGTCATTTCCTTTACGGCCTTTTTTAACATAGTTTCATAACTAAATGCCCCCGTGGTCATACCAAGAACTGCATTATCAAGTACTGTTTGATAATATTCAGCAATAGGCAGGAATATCTTTACACCATCCTTCATCGTTGTGAACCCCAAGGATTGTGATATATTCTTGAAACTATCCGCTGTCTGTTTCATTACAGCTTCGACCATCTTTACAATCTCTTTATTGCTTCCGAACGGCGTGTGATTGTGACCTGTCTTTATATATATATCATCGAACTTCTCATATTCATTCTTTATAATATCTTTGAATAAACGTTCTAATTCATCATCTGTTATTTGCAAATAAGACTGTATTTCCTTCTTTATGTACGCATCTGTTTTCCCCAATTGCCTTAATCTATCTATCTGATATTCTGCAGATGATGTCATATCAGAATTGGCTTTGATTCTCCTGACGATATCTTTCATAATGTTTAGTTCCAGCCTTGATGCAGCTTGTTCCATAGCAACCGGAATTTTCTCAATATCTCCTTGCGTTAACATTTCTATCGCCTACTTTTCAACTACTTCTGCTGTGTCTGATACCATTGCTTGCGCAATCTCTTTTGTTTCCCCATACCATTTCATCCGGTATTCCCATAATTGCATAGCGCCGATTGAAACATCTTGCAAGTCTTGACGCCTTTCGGTTTCTTTGTCTACAATTATTGAATCGTCCCATATACTCGTCATTTCGACTTTACCGGGTGGAGACATTCCGGCAATATCAATCCACGCATCAATTGCGCTTACCAGCGTTTGAAGCGCATCCTCCAAGCTATTTTGTATTGCTTTTACAGTGGCATAGGAACGCTGTTTACTAGTTTTTATTTCTTCGGCTGTCTTCTCCACCACTTGAGGGTCTGATAATGTCCCATAGGCAAGTCCACTATTGAATTCAATTTTCTGCACAATACGATTATAACCATTAAAAAAGCTCTCATCACGTATTTGAGGAGAGTATACATTAAAAAACGGTCTCCCCTCAATGTCAGAAATACCGGGGCCCATAGCATGGTATATTCTTTTTTTCCCTTTTGGAAGAATTACATGACCCTTTCTGTCCCTCTGAAAAAACTCGTCAGCGGCTTGTATAGCGGTCTCTTTTGCTTTATATTCCCACATTGTAGCGCCATATTGTTCGTCTGCATCCCTTATTTGATTTACAGCTCTTGCATACACTGCAACGCCAAGCGGTGACTCCGTATCAATATTATTGGCCATCGGCATCCTAAAATAAGAAAATAGTGTTCTGTCAGCGCTTTCAAATTCTACATATGGCTCCATATCCGCCCATTCGGGAACATCTTCTAATGATATCTCTTGTCCAAGATTTATAACGTTATCATTCTTCACTACTGCTTTCCTGCTGACAAACGCTTTATTTGCAATGATATAGCGTCCATTTTTTAATTCCTGATATTCTAATCTAGTATATAATTTTTTCCCTACTGTCTTGAATTCAGGAAAAATAACTGCAGTTATGTGGTTCGCACCATCGAATTCAACCGGATAGAAATATCCAGCCTTTACTATATCTATCGCAATCCCCTGACTATCTATATAAGGCTTAAATACAATTCCCCCGCCATTGCACGCGTGCTCAACATATACTGGCAAATTCTTAATAAACATTGCCATAGAATCGCTTATTAAGTCTGCCCGCTGACTTCCAGTTATCTTGATTTCGGACTCCATCGTAACCAATCTAGCCATCTCAGAGCATATAGAACTGGCCAGATTCAAGCTTCTTATCTCTTCATTTATCCACGGTGCTTCGTTTGCGTACATCTTTGTCCATTTATATATAGCATCAGACATTTTATTTGATACAGCAATGTCTACTCCCATAGCTTTCTGTACATTTTCGTATTGTATCATCTGTTATCACCCCTTTCTGACATCGGGAGCATATATGATATAAGCCTCCACATCCCCATTATTAGATAACGTAGCGCGTCTTCGCAATGGTCGTTTACTTTGAGAGGCTCTTCTTTCCCTTTTTGTATACTTTTCTCGTCATATTGATATAGGCCCATTTCTCTAATAAGCATTTTCTGTGATGTGCTGACCAAAATCTTTTTGAAAGAAAGGAATTTTTGTACTCTGCTTATGCCAAGCGCTACATCATTCTTAGCTAGAATAACACTTATATGTGGAAGAATCCTTCTCACCTCTTCAATTAACCCCGCGGCCGATGGGTCAATAAAAATATAACTTACAACCCTTTTATATTCGCGCTCCAGTTCATCACAAAACTTTTTCATATCCTTTGCATAATCAGAAGGAGACTTTTGTTTGTTTTCATCTCTTCCCGAGTAATAGTATTCTTTCAGGCCTCTTAGACACTGTACTTCATGGTCTATACCAAATGCTTCAAACGTTGTTGGATTCTTCTGCCCGTAGTCTACACCGATTCCTATTTCCCCTATTGCCTCTCGCGACTCTTTACTGTAAGATTCAGGATTGTATATATGTGCTTTGGGAGAAAACATATAATATATCAAATCATCGACTCCCGTTGATTCCCCTAGCCATGTCCAGCGATACATCTTTATATCTGCCGCTTTCATCTCCTCCGCTGTATCTATAAGGTCTTGTCCGAGCCAGTCAATCGGGACATCTCTATAATCAGTGTGGATGTGCACGCAGTCACTACGCTCTTCCATCTTCTTACACCATTGATTTATTTCAGCATTAGGATTCTTTGGAGGGTTATACAGATATATCATTTGAAATCCTGATTTGTTTCCTCGGACGAACGTAGCTTCTATGTTAGCAAGTTCATCTTCCCCTTCTCCATCATCAAAGAATTCTGTTAGCTCATCAAGAATTACAAGCTTAATCGGCTTATCTTCGTCAATAATACCTTTTGTATCATCTATCCCATCTGAGCCCGAAAAATACATCGTCGTCTCATACTTTTTGTAAGTGATTTCCATTGGTGACTTTCCAATTTTAAATAGGTGCTTTGGTACTTGTAACCTGTTTATTCCCCTCAACATTTCCTTATATACTGTTTTCCGTAGTTTATTGTGACGCTTTCTTAGCACTACTACAGACCCATTAGCATCTGACACAAGCTGGTAGTCAGCCCTGATTGCTGCAAAACTTGATTTTGTTCCGGCTCTACCAGATGTAAGAATAATATGTTTTACTTGCCGATTATTAAATATGGGAAGATATTTAGGGATAATAATATCTGATATTCTAATCTGTTGGCGCGTCATTTATTATCTCTATACCTCCTCCATCGCTCATCTTATCCTCTGACAACTCCAGCCGCTTCATAAGTTCCTTCCCTGCCGCCAATCTATCCTTAAGCTCTGCATCCAATTCAAATTGGTCCTTAACTTCCCCCCTCATTACCGCAGTATAAAAGCGCATCACCTCTTCTATCGTGGCAATGCGCTTTGAGTCTATTTGTTTCTGTCTTTCTTCGATGTATTGCTTTATGCCTAGTTTTGTCAAGTTCTCACTTGCAACCCGGTTAAGGTTGTTTCCTTTGTATCCGGCTCTCCTTGCCGCCTCAGTTGCGTTTCCAAGTTCAAGGTAGTAATCTGCGAAGGCTTTTTGCCTTGATGTTAATTCTTTCATTTTATCCACCTGCCCTTGCTACCCGCATGACTTCTTTTGCCATCATTGCGAATATCTGTATGATATCTATCTGTGAGCTCGTAGAAAATAGCTGGCGGTTTCTTTTAGCATTTATGAGGTTATCATATACCGGAGTGCATATACAGTATATGTTCTTCATCCTCTTTTGCTCTTCGGAATAATGTTGATACTGATTAATCTTTAGCTCTACTCCGTTTATAGCGAGAAATAACTGTAGTTTATTTATTTTTGCTCTTATGTTCATCGTTTCCTCCATGCATGAAATTTGAATTTATATTAAAAAAATCAACCACTATTGCATGGCTGACTTTTTTCTATATCAAGCTCCTTCTCTTAAGGCCGTAATTCAAGAACGCAATAATATAGCACTCATCTTTATAGCACTTTAAAATATTCACTCACAATATTTTTCACCTCTAATAGCGTATAAAACACATTCTTATCTTCTAATTTTTCCTTATAGTTTTTTCTCTGATTTTTCATGCTTTCTGGGATATCAACATCGTCTAGTGCAGACCACAAAAAATGCACCCCGTAATCATATGGATATTTATATGGATAACCGTGCCCCACCGATTTATGAGCTTTCTTAAACGTTATGTTATGCTTTAAACAATTATTAGCACAACGTAATGCAGAAAACAACTCCCTATGTAAAACATCCACAACCTCATATGGTATACGGTCCAAACAATCTACTGTCCAATGAACGGCCGTTCCCACCAAATAATAAACCTCTGTCTCATCTGCATCAGTGGTTCCAATTTTTGCAATTGCATTTATTGACTTCTCCATACAATAAAATAACATATCTTTGTTACAGATTCTCATCCTCGCCATCCCACACTAAATGTATTTTTTTATTTTCTCCGTAGACAATATCTTCGACTATGTTTTCTATTTGATACTGCAATTCAGGAAATAAAAACGATTTTTTTATTCCGCAAAGAGATAGTGCTTTTAATAATGATTTCTTTTTTTCTTTGGGTATTATAATATCGGCTAAATAAAAAGGGCTTTCGGTGTCTAATGGAGACCACGTAAATTTTCTATATTCTCCTGTATATGTAAACATACTAAAATAGCCGTCTTGGTTTCTCAATCGTTGATTACTTATTGCTGATTTTATTGTAACAACTGCATGTTCTTTGCCTAATAGTAATTCTTCCTCACTTTTTATAAAACTATATCTATTAATTAAATACTTAAATTTATCAATTAGTGGATCAGTAAGCGAAAAAATGGGCATATTCTCAACAAAAACATTACCATCACAGCTTTCATCATTTGAACAGGCAAAATATAGTGCAACAAGCGGATTTCCCGTCAAGTCAAGCATCCTTGTTGGAGCACCATAATGCTGCATTTTTATCAATTTTTCAAAACCACTAGTTCCACTAAACTCATCAGGTAATCTTCGTTCGACTTCTTCTATAATTTCTTTTTCGTGATTGTAAAACTCTTCTCTTCTAAACAAACTAGGAATTAACCTTAAATCTTTATTCCCTTGCCCTCTGAATAACAATTTAGTTGGTTTTGTGTTTTCATAGCTAAATAAATGATTTTCACATATCTCTTCAATTGCAGCCAAAAATTGGCTTACCGTATTTGCTTTAAATGTTAACATGTTTACCTCACATAATATTTATGTAAATACTATATCATTTTAATTATCATTACGCAAATACTATTAACTTTAGTAAAAACGCCGCCCGTTATAGTGGACAGCGTTTTTTACTATATTTCTTTACATTTTAATATATATTTTGTTACTTTTGTAACGTCTTCTAAGATATATCTTGCCGGTATATGAACAACTTTCCAATCAAACCCAAGAGTTCTGTTTATGTAAAAATCTCTTTCTGCTTCTTTGCCTAGGTCGGAATGATAAAGTTCTCCATCCACTTCAACAACAAATTTCATTGATGGTATAACAAAATCTGCTTTATATTTGCCAATCTTTTGCTGTGGAATTATTTTAAGTTTATTTTTCAATAACTCAATTGCAAGCATTGCCTCTGGAATACTCGCGTATTGATAAGCTCTTGTCCGTGCAACTCTCACAGCTTTATCATACTTATCAAAATTCTTTACCTGCTTTTTTACTTTTTCTACAGCACAATTAAACCTTTTATCATGACGTGAATCTGTGTCGGGTTTCTTACCTTCCTTTTTCTCTTTAATAATCTTTTTACATGAATCACATATATATGTGCGCTTCCTGCTATATTGTGTTCTTTTTATTAGTTCACCACATATTTCGCAAGGTATAAGATAAATATTTCTACCGCAATATGTAACACCATCTTGTAAAGCTTCGTCTATCAACTAATCTCTCCTTTGCCTATTTATCCCATGTTATAATTATATTACAGGCTATATGACACGTCAATTAAACTCCAGAAATTCTAATGCCTTTTCATGAATCCTAAGAACTTGCCTGTAAGACACTCCAATTTCCTTTGATATCTTTCCAAAACTATGGAACTCTATATACTTTAATCTTATAGCTTCTTGCCCTCTTTGAATTGGGATATCTGCTATCTTTTTCATAATCTCTTTTTTTATTTCTCCTTTCCTTTTCAATTCTTTTTTTAAATTTTCCGTTAGTTCATCCAACCTCACAGAATAATCCGACAAGTCACCAACACTATTCCCTTTAGGCATATTGTCAAGCACCAGCGAAGGGAACATTTTATTGACCCTTGCCAATTGAATTTTCATAGCCGCGGTCTTACATTGTTGAACAGCTAATCTATATTCATCTAGTTTCTGGATTTTTTCTTCCTTTAATTTTTGAATTTCCGCTTCCTTTTCATCTTGGGTCATAATACATCGCTCCTTAATCTGACAATTAATATGTTTTTGCTGTCTCCCTCGTTCTCTAAAAATTCTTTGTAATTATTATACTTATCAAGCTCTCTGTAAGGGCAGCGTGAATATTTGCAACAATTTCCATATGAAAGTTCATCTACAAGATACCCTTCTTCACGCATTTTATCATTCAATGCTTTTTGCTTTTCCAACTCACCAACATAAAGCCCACTCTCCCCAACGCTTACTCGGTCCAAGCAGTATTCACATCCCCTTTGACGAGTTTCTCGTTTTGATACCCTTCTCATCTATACTCCTTTCCAGTCCTCTTGTCCCTAACAACCACGATTTCAAAACCTAAAAGGCTTGCTATGGCCCGGAGCGCATAGAGTGCCTCACGCATCTTATGCGACATCTGATTGGCTCTCCCGATAGCTCTATCGGCTGTAGGGTCCCTATATCCCTCTCCGTTCATTAATTCCCTTCCTCCATAGATATTTCTTCACTCTCCCCTTCCACGTGTACAACAATCCTTATTGGCTTACCGTTCCATCCACTGTTCTCTACATCAATTTCGCCAGAATAATCAAACACCTTGCCTTCTTCTGCATATACTTTGATTGTTCCGGTCGTGCATCTTGTGGTAGTATGTACAATAACCGGCTCTGCTTTTTTCGGTTTCTCCGGGACGTTCTCACAAGATACCACACCAGCTATTAACACCATTGTTACAATGATTGCACCTATTCTTTTTTTCAATCTTCGTCCTCCTATGCTACTTTTTTTCTTATACTCCTTAATGTATCCGGCGTGCTTTCTGCGTAGTACCGTGATGTTACCGCAGGTGATGCATGCCCGAGCACTTCTTGTACAGTTCCTATGTCGTGTCCTTGATTCTTCAACTGCATGCCTAACGTCTTACGCATCTTGTGCGGATACACTCTGTATGTGATATGCTGCCGCTCTGCGATAACCTTAAGCGCGGCCCTTACTCCGTCTGTAGTGAGGCGTTTGTATGGTGCTCTTAAACCGACAATTAGTGCCTCGTTGTTGTCTTTACGGCTGTCAAGATACTTTTCGACATGATATCGGGCAACCTCATCAAGGTATATTGTCCGGTATCTGCCGCCCTTCTCACCGCAAATTAGGATGTCTCCCGTATTCCAGTCTATGTCTTTCCTGTTGATTGCAACCACTTCTCCAACCCTCGCCCCGGTGCTCCGCAATATCTCTATGATTGCCCTATCCCGTAGGCTTACGCATCCTTCCCGCAGGCGCTCTATCTGGTCTGGTCTAAAATAGTCTATCGGCTTTCTCGGTTCTTTCTTACGTTCTATAGCTTCTACCGGATTGTTGGCGATAAATTTCTCCTTTCGCAACCACGTAAAGAAGGCTTGAAGGAATTGCCGCTCATTATTACATGTGGTAGCCTGCTTGCGCTTCCCGCTGTTGTGCTCGTAATATCGCAAGTAATAATCTATGTCCAGCTCATCCATCTTTATTAGCGGCTTATCTATCTGTGCAATCAGATTCCTTACTGCCCGCTCATACTGTTCAATCGTCTTCTCAGACAGGTTCTTTTTCTTAATCTTCAATAGTTTGATAAGATATTCATTCTGTTCTTGTGCGCTGTTGTCCACCGTGGCCGGAAGAGTGGTTATCTCCTCCATGTTCACAAACACAAACTGCTCTTCAATTATTCTTTGCAGGATATCTAATTTGACCGCATCAAGGTACATTGACATCTGTACTACAATATTATTCATTACATTACTTTTTGCATTAGTATTTAACATAATTTGTCCTCCTCTTTTGTATTGCCCAAGAGTTGTAATTATGTTATAATTCTCTTGGGTGGAGACAATGCGTTTAGAACTTTGGCGAGTTCGCATTGTCTTTTTTATTTTGCTCCACCCATATCTATACACCCTATGTTTTCGTTGTGATACTTCCCTTTCTTTCCTTGTCATGCTATACTATCGTTAGCAATTAAAGGAGCGAATCATTTATGAATTTTGACTATTATTCTGTTTTACATGATGCAATTAATAATATTGTTGCTGGCCTTAAAGAAGTATTTCTTAGCAAACCCATGATAATCATATATGCTGGCTTGATAGTTTCTGCAATAGCATCTTTCTTTATTAAGCACATATCTTATAACTGTTTTAGGCTTACTGGCGATTCCAAACGCAAAGCAAAGAAGAAGTCTAATCTATTGGCTGATTTCCTTTCTTTAATTGATTCTTTTCGCGGAAAATAATTATCCATTAAAGTGCCGTTTACCATCCGATAATACAGTATCCTTGCGTAAGTCCATATTCCGGAACATTACGCAAGACATATTTTATATACCGACGCACACTATTACCCGTATATCCGTTATTCCATTCTTCTAAAATAAGTAAATCACCTGCTTGAATACCATCTTCATCCTTGCGAAGTTCAAAATTCTTCTCTCGCGCTCGTACCGCTCGGAAATATTCGGGTTTGATTTTCTTCCTAATGACATTCAATTTGGTTATCCTCCTTCTCCGGCTCTTTCCGGTATGGTTCATGGAGTTTCCACGCAACCACATTTTCAATTTTACCGTGCCGTTTATCCATCCATTTCGCCCCATCGTAATACCCAAATGTGTATTCTATGGTATCGGTCATGTATGCCACTTCAAAACGCCTCATATAATATTCACATCTGTCCGAAGTTTCTAAATATTCTGTTTTTTCCGGCAACCGCTCCGATACCGAAATCCACTGCAATACCGTAGGCTGTTTCTCTACCAACTTTTTAATTTGGTGCTGGTACAGATTCGCAATTTTTTGCGCTCCAGTATTACAATCCCTACAATAATCTTTAATTCTTAATTCAATTCGATTCATCAATTTATCTGCATCAATCAACCTCATTTTTCTGCCCCCTTAAATCTCAGTTTACGCGCCCAAGAGCTTTTTTATATGCAGCTTCTCTACACTCATCGCCTGATGCAAAATCTCTGTCAACCCACGGTGCACCAGAACGGCAATCGGGACACCAAAAATGACATTGCAATTTGACACCAATTCCATTTCTATTAGTGTGTATATGCGGTTCTGTACACTGCATTTTACCCCCGCAATATGGACATATGACTACATATTCATCCATGCTTTTCCTCCTTAAAGTTTAATTTCCTATCCTACCCAAATAACAATGGCTTTAACAAATTCTGCTTCTGCTACTTTTTTATCAATCATCTTTTCAAATTCTTCGTCACTAAGGTCTTTATACTCATCCTCATCACTAAATTCGTCTGCCAACCCTTCCCTATATTCATCCTCTGTCATCCATTTGTTATCATATAAAATAAGCTCCTCAATCTCTCCTTTGCTTGCATCAGCCTGATTATAGTTATAATCACCTGTGTAGGACTCTTCGCCGCAAAAAATAAGTACTGGCAATTCTGGATTATTTAAAATCAATTCTCTCAACACAGTGGTGTCCGGCAACGAACAATCTTTTTTTGTACTCATTTCTATTTCCTCCATAAAGTTTAATTCTCTTTCAGTGAGTCTATGTCATCTTTCAAACATAAAAATCTTGACATACATCGTTTCTGTTCTTCAAACTTTCCTTTATACCAATCTATCGAAGATTGTGTTTCTTTCATTTCTTCTGTAAGTTTTTCGATAAACATGTTAACAACGCTTTCTAATTCTTCCATGCCTATACCCTCCGCTAAAGTTTAATTTTGAATTGTCGTTGTATACTTAACATTGCTAAAAGGCAGCGTCATAATCATTAGCCCGTCTCGTATGACGACATAACAACCCTCGTTACAGATTATAAAATCGTCACAGTCAACAGATATGTGCGTCCCATCATTAAAAAATATCCTAACTGTATATGGTCTCATTTCGTACCTCCATAAAGTATAATTAGTCTATTGAGTATCGTTCTTTTATTCTTTGTATTCTTTTATCAGTTTCATCTGGGAAAAATTCTGTTGAACCACCGTTATTCCCAGTTTCCAGTCCATTTTGCCAAATGTATTCAATCATCTGAATGTATGCTTCTTTTCTCGTGATTTTTCCTTCCAGTATGGAAGATAGGAGGTCATTATTACATAATGTTCCACAAAAATCACATGGTTCACCATATTGACTTGTTATATAATCATAATCGTCTCTGGCTTGTTTTAAAGAGATATTTTCACACATTATATTTGCCTCCTTAAAGCTCAATTTAACCTGTTGCATACGAATACCCGGCTTCTGCGTACACCCAGTCCCCGCTAGTACAACGATACATATTCTTCGAAACCGGCGTGTACTCTATCAGTTCTACGGTAACTCCATACTCTTTAAGTTCTTCTATTCCCCTCGTGAATTCTTTAATGGTTTTACTGCAATTTTTAGAAATGTGATGATAGGTCATGAAATCTTTCATGTACAGCAATCCGTTTCCTATATCACCGTAAAATGCAATCATTTTACGGCCATCTACATTTCTTTTGTAGGTATATGCTACGACCTCATGCAGGATAATGTCTGACGCTCTTATGACAGCATGTTCAGAGAGGAATTTCTCACTTATTTCTTTTGCTTGTCCTTTGTCTGTAAACACACGCTGTCCCATATCGCTGTTATATATTACGCCATATCCACCAGATTCTTTTGATATGCAATATCCCCTATCATTCCCTCCATCTCTGCACGCCCAGTTCCTTTCGAGGACTACACTTCTTTCAACGTCTCCTTTATGTACTACAAATACTACTTGCCCTGTTTCAAGTAATCTTGCTGGTTCCTTATAACTTATTTGTGCCTCGTATTCAAGTAGGGTTATTTGCCCCTCCACTTCGTTCACCTCCTAAAAAGTCCTTCCTTCGTTAAAGGGCCATTTTAATAAATCTCCTTCTCCATCTCCTCCATATATCTCGGAGTCATTAATTTCAAAATATAAAATCAGCGTTGCATTTACTTTTTCCATCTATTATCCTTTCCGAATCTCTTTGATAACTAGTTCTCATCAATGATAACCGTTCCAGTCGTGTAATATATGACATGCCGTTTCCCTTTCTCATCATCGAATTTAATTCGCTCCGAATCATAAGAAACATCAAACTTTCCTGTGTATTGCTGTAAAACATCTCCGTCAAAGTCATATACCGTAACCGTTCGTTCTATACCACCTGATATATTGCTTTGCGTATCCTTGATGGCTCTTTTCCCTCCTTCCGTATTGTAGAGCCACCATGCGAGACCCCCGCATATAAGAGCGGCCACTACAAGAGACGCAATCAGGCCCGCTATACATGACTTGCCACCTCCATTTGCCAATCCATAAATATTAACGCCTGCTATTATTAGTCCTATTGCTCCCACGATAATAATCATTGTCCATGTAAAAATCATATCTTTGTCTCCTTTACTCAAATTCTTTTAAGATTCTCTGTTGTTCGAGCATGCTCTCTTTTATCTTCTCCAGCTGTACTGTATTGGCACTGATTTTTCTTTTCATTACCTCCAGTTCTTCCGTGTTTTCAATTATTGCCTTTAAGAGCTTATACACCTCGCTTATCTTCCTGTCAGTCTCATGTGCCATTTTGAATATGTTTTCCAGCGCCTTGACTTCCCCGTTACTTCCGCCCGTATCAATCAAACTGCCCGGTTCTAACCCCAGAAGCAGACACATAAGCTTTTCCATACTCTCAGGTTGTTCTATGCTCTTTTTCAAGCTGTAGACATAGCTTTTGCTTCTTCCCAACTCGTAAGAAAACTCTTCTTGTGTCTTTCCACTTTCTTTTATTTTCCGGCAGAGCAGTTGATAATCAAGCTTTACCTTCTTTGTACCCTTTGCCATTTCTTTTCTGCAAACCTCCTTGTTATCTCAATAGCTGCCTTTCCAGCTCATCCATGTTGTAATCACGTTCTATGTATCCCTTCCCACCTGCCGACACATCCTGATTGAGATATGATTCGAATTTGGTTCCGAAGAGTGTGGAAGGGCGTAAATATGAACGCATATCTTTTTCTCCGGCCTTTTCCGGTTTTGACCCCCACTCTAAAACCTTTATGTCAATGACTTTCTTAAAATCATCAAGCGTATATCCTTCTTTGAATCTAGCTTTCATATGCTTTATGGTATCCTTAGACTTGTCCTTGAATCCCTTGCCAGTCTTCATGTTAAGATAGTCAATCACCTCTTTGTACGGGTACTCCGAAGTGGCACTGTCCTTGTACGGGTACTCGGTCGTGCTCTGCTCGACAATATTATTATTTAATTCATTATCATATTCATATACATATACATATTCATTATCAGGTTTTTTTGCTTTGCTTTGGTTTTCGCAAAAACCATTTGCTTTTTTTGGTTTACTTACAGAATCACTTGCTTTAGGTCTGCCTCCTTTACTGCCCGCTTCTCTACGCTTTTCAACGATGGATTTATATTTTTCTTTGTCCCTATCCAACTGGTCTTTGATAAAGCTGAACGCCATCTTAGTCATGCCATCCATCTCCGAAATAGTTCCATCGGCGGCGTATAGCATTATGGCCGTAAATAAGTCTCCACGCTGTTCCCTGCTCAACATTTCAATATGTTTCATGTAACTGGTATACAGCACAAAACTGTTTTTATCCTGCAAGGCAACCACCTGCCTTTCGCTCTACAAACAGGGATATTTGAGCCTCCTCATGCAGCATCTTTCTTGTGTTTCTTCTTCCCTTTCCCCTGTTTTTTCTTTTCACCTTCTGTCCTCCAATCAATCCCACAATTGCGAAGAGTCTGCCTCGCTGACTTTAGTGACCAGCCTATATGTTTTAGCCTGCTCTCTTCCTGCCGCACATACCTTATCAGTTTCTTTCGGTCCTCTTCATCGTTCATGTCAGGGATGAAGTATCCACGCCCCCTCTGTAAGTTAAGGATTGGTATTTCCCGCCTCGCTAATGCGATTGCATTTCGGACATATCTATCCGGCAGGCCGCAGGTCTTGACCAAATCAGACCTTCTTATTGCCTTTTCGCTCCCCGTAGGGATATAGTCCAATATATTAAAATTCTTTCTGCCAATCTGGCGAAGGTAATCAACTAACTCTATCTGTCCTTCCACGAGTTCTCCTTTCCCCTCCGGCCCGCATAATAGCCGGAGGCAAACTGTGTATGATTATGCTACTGTGATATACTACTTATGCGTGAAACTTATGTTTACGGGTTACTATAGCCAAGACCTACCGAAGACATTTATGAACTCTTCACGTGTCCCATGATGTTCTTCGAAATAAGCCTGTGCCATCTGTTTTAGTTCCAAATCCAATCCGTGATTGGGGTTATCATGTACGCTGCCCGGATAATTCTCATGTAAATAATGGGCCAACAGTATTATAAAATTGTATGTTTCAGATAAGTCCCGCCTACTGCCATAAAAAATATGATGACGGTGGCAATATGGTGTATCAGTGAAATAACAGTGTTCCATATCATCGGTGAAGACGCTCCGCAATTTTTTACCCAATTTCAACTCCCCACTGTTCTTTCATCCGTTTTAGCTCATCTGGCGGAAGAGTCTCAATCCCAAGCTCTCTACATTCAGTGACAACGCCATCAATCAGTCGTGACATTTCTTCTGTGTCGTATGTATGGGAGCCATAATAACACTGTAGTTGTACTCCTGTCATACTTCCTACCGTTATCTCGCCAAGCACTTTGACCGCCCTCCATTCAGTTGCCATTCGTTCCACGGCATCCGGTTTTACGATAATATGCGTAAATACACCATATTCCTCAAGCATATCTATATACTTTTCCCACTTCCCGACACGATGTCCGGGTGCTGATAGCATATCTGCCATCTTTTGTAACAGTACCCACAAATAAGCATTTGCGTCCAAACTCCTTTTCTTTCTGAACCGTTTAAATACCACCGTCAACAGTTTGTCCGACATTTTTTGAACGTCCTCCGCAACAGACTGCACGAAAGGAAAAGAGAAAGTAATATCAAGTGTACGCTTGCCATGTTCGCCTATTCCAATTGCTATATTCTTAAGTTGTCCTTGTAGTTCCATATGCCCACCTATTTGAACGGAGTATCTTTCGAGACATCCTCGATGTTCTCTTGTTCCTCTTCCGGGGCCTTCGGGACTTTGCTCTCAGCATTTGCCAGCTGTATCATCCACTTGGTGTAGACCGATACGGTGATGTCCTCGATGGATTTAATGCCCCGTTTTTTCATGGCTGCGTCTAAGTTAAGTCCCGTACGCTCTGCCGCTTGCAAAAGAAGCTCTCGGTCTTTCTCACGAATTAGTGGGTCTTTTTCCATGTCATATTTGGTTTTATCTCCATCAAAGTAAACATCTGCCCCTATCCCAAGCTGTTTGCATGCTACCGATATAGCGTCGGTTGTTGCCATCTTAAAGCACTCGTCAGATACATATATTCCACTTTTTTCGACCGTGGCGAACTTACTCCCACCTGTTCCAGAAATTGGCTGTGACCACTCATTATCTACCCTGATATACAATTCAATATCCACGAACGCCGCATATTCATCACCTACATTTTCAAGCCATTTTTTAATAGGCTTATAATACCAACCAATGCCAATTGGTCCAAATTGTTCAGTGAGTTGCTTTATCCGCCACATTGGATTTATGTCAGTAAATCCTTTTGTTCTACCTGCTTTTATTTCTTTTTTTGCTTCTTCCGGAACTTTCCTAAACTTATCATACAGCACCATATTGTCAGATGATTTCATTAGACATCTTTCCTTTCAAAATAAACGCCAAGACTGGTAAATGCCATTTCAATTTCTTGCAGCTCATCTGGAGTAGCAACAACTGTATAAATTACTTTCTGTGATTCTTTAGTACTTAATGGCGCGGCCGCATTTTCATCTACAGTCTTCAACGCTTCAATAGCCAATTTCTCCGCATCAAATCTGATTTTTTCTTCACTTCGAATCCGTTCACGTTCTTCTTTTCGGATACGCTCAATCTCCTTCTGACGTTCACGTTCCGCTCTTTCTGCCTGTTCAGCCTCCTGTTTTATTAAAATTTCAGCCTTCTGTTTTTCATAATCAGCAATACATTTCATTGCGGCCGGAAGATTACGTGTAGCCATGTATATATTCAGGGCAGCTTCTTTTTTGTCAGAATTTATTGCCTTAATCGCATTGATTTCGGCACTTGTTTTAACTACTACGGATTCTATTTCCCGCCGTATACTTTTTAACGTTGTACCGGCATTTCCCCACTTGGTACCGTAAATACACTCAAGTGGGATGTAATCTTGTAGCTCATCTTCCACAAGTTCGTCATATATCTTCTGTATCTCTGCATTTTTTTCTCTTATGCGTTTTTCTTCAAATTCTTTTACTTGTCCATTTATCAATCCGATAGGTCCATCAATCAAATAAATTAGCTCTGCAACCTCTTTCTCAAACAAATCGCAAGGTTTCATATACTCCTTTTTGACCTCAATTCTTCGCTCATTTACCGCTTTCTTAATGCTCCGGAGAAACGCCAAATCATCTTTGGCATCCTTTTTATCTTCCTCGGCAAATACTTTCGATGCATATTCCTCCATCTTCTCACGCAATTGTGCCTTAAGAGGCTCAACATTCATGTGAATAATGCCCGGTTTCTGAATAATATCAAAGCTCAAATCGTTCATGTTCTATTTCCTCCTCGTATAATCTTCTATTCTCACTTATTCTCTCTTGTAGCGTCTGGTGTGGTATTATGTATTGCCGGTATTCTTCCGGTGTCATTGTTACTAATTGGTCATAATTGGGGATGTGCATGCTATCACTCCTCTACAGGCCCGATAATCTGCGCTCTACTGCACCGGATTTTTCCGTCTGTACCGAACGGCACTACCACACCGGCCAGCCATTCGTATCTAATGAGAAGCTTATATATTCTTCCATGATTGTCGCTTCTTACCCAATCAATGGGCGCAACGTTAATTCCGGAGCCACAAATATCTGTCCGGTTTGTGTTGCAGACCTCTTCGATAACGCTATCTGGTTTAATCTCCCATTTCTCAGGAGATTCGTAATATATACCGAAAGACTTGTACACTATATAACCATCTTTATTTCGTTCAAAATGGGCCTCAAGATAATTAATGGCATCCAACAAGCCGGTTGTTTGGCTCAGGTTAGCACCGCTCAGGTTAGCATCGCTCAGGTCAGCACCGCTCAGGTCAGCATCGCTCAGGTCAGCATCGCTCAGGT